TTCGGAATGTTCAGGTTCATCAGAACAGGCTCCCCTGGTCGAACTGGGTCATCGACTTCATGGGAACTGCCTGGCGCTCGGCCTGCGGCGCTGCTCCTGGGATGATCTCGTAGACTTCCTTGATCTGGTGGCGGCGGCCTGCGGTCCAGTCGATGACCTCGCCATCCACCAGGGCGGCAACATGGCCACGGACCATGCAGATATACCGACCGCTGGCCAGGCGACGATCGCGCTCGGCGGTGGTCATGGTCTTGGCGCTGTACTCGGTCTTGTCCAGGACCTTCCAGGTGCAGCCCAGGTCGGCGGCTGCTTTGCGGAGGGCAGGGCAGTCGATGAAGCGGCGGCCGCCGGTGCCGATTCCCCAGGAGGCTTTCGGTCCCTTGCGGTACGGCCGACCATGCTTGGCCAGGGCTGCGTGGGCTTCGTCATAGGATGCGCCGGAGGCGGCTGCCAGGGCTCGGACTGTGCAGTCGTTGTCCTCGCCCTTGGCATTCGAGGCAGCGTCGCACTCGGCCAGCTTGGTCGTCTTGAAAGTGCTGTCGGTCATGGTGTCGTTCCCTTGGTGTTCGTTGTATGTGACTGTCAGTTACGTCTTATACAGGAACGCTGTTCCGCCTGTCAAGCACTTTCGACCAGGTATGCGGAAAGTACCTATCCAGGGCCCTGTAACGGTATACTCGCCAGGCAGCACACCTCCCTGGAGACAAGGAGACACAAGGGATGAGAGAGAACGACAAGGCCATAGGGCGCCCTTCCACCTACAGCGATGAGGTAGGCGTGGCAATCTGTGAACGCATCGCCCAGGGCGAGACATTGAGCCAGGTCTGCGCATCACCTGGTATGCCAGCCAGGGCGACGGTGTATAGATGGCAGGAGGCGAACCTGGAGTTTCGTGACACCTATCGTCGTGCGCGGGAGCTTCAGATGCAGTCCTGGGCCGACGAGATCGTGCTGATTGCCGACGACACTACCCTGGACACCGTGACCAAGGTGACTCCCCAGGGCCGGGAGTACGAGACGGTGGACCACGAGAACATCCAGCGATCCAAGCTCCGGGTGAATACCAGGCAGTGGCTCATGGCCAGGCTGAACCCCAGGCTGTACGGCGACAAGGTGGAGCACGAGCACAGCGGCCTGGTGGGCCATGCTCACATCCACGGCACCCTGGACGACAAGGAGAAGGCCAGGCGCCTGGCGACCTTCCTGCTCCAGGCTGGCCAGGGCGCTGAGGTCCTGGAATCCCTGGGACGCCAGGCAGCACACATCCCTGCCGACCAGGAGGAGGAATCCGGCGGCATAGAATGAATCTGGGCCAGGGGTCGGCCAGCCAGGACGATCCGCGGCGAAAAATCCTGCGGCTGCCCCTCTCGACCCCCGGCGCCCCCCGCTGGCGCCGCGGCCCGGCCGGTGCAGGGGCCGTTCCTGTCGATTTTCCAGGAAAAATTCCAAGGGCCGTTCCTGTAAATTTTCGGCAAAAATTTCCTACAGGTGTAAAGATTTACAGTGACGCCCTGGTCGCCGGCGCATCGAGGTGTCGTTTTGTTACTTGCAGAGCCCGCTTATCGTGTTACAGTAACGCTTTTCCCGCGGGGTTAGACCGTTATGCGAATCCGACTTGACGACATTGACCGCCTGGAGCCCGGCGACAACCTGGATGCTTATGTGCATCGCTGTGTTGCCGACGACTGCCAGGCCAAGTTCATCGGCCGGGCGAATGCCCAGTTCTGTTCCGACGCTTGTTCTTCACGAGATCGGCAGCGAAGGTATCGCGAGCGCCAGCGTGTCCACTAAGCTGACGCGCCGGCAGTTCCTGGCCGCGATGATGGCCGGCGGTGTGATGACCGCGGCGGGCCTGTGGATGCCTGGGGAGAAGCTGATCTCGATACCGTCGCGAAAAATTTATCTGCCGCGGTGCTCCCTTGCTTACCTGGACGGCCCGATCGCGAATGTGTATGCAGGCGGCAAGTGGTTCCAGTACGACACCCGGCATTTTGATGTGCCGGTGATTGGTGCACAATTGCCGGCCGGAGCCCGCGAGGTGTAGCATCTGCCGATGAACATGCTATTCTCCCCCTCGAGCCAGTCGTGAGTGCGGCATGGTTCGTTCCTTTGCCGGCTACCTCGTGACTGTCATCTTGAGGTAGCCGGCTTTTTTATGTGAGGTGTCACATGCAGGTAGACCGACAACAACAAGCGGATCTGAAGGCCAGGGCGAAGGCCGCCCGCGCTGGCAAGCATTTCATACGCGGCAACGGCACTGGCCGCTCCCTGGTGAAGGGCAGGAAGCTGAACATCTCAGCGGCTAAGAGCGAGGACAAGTGCCCGCGGCACTACGCACAGATGAAGGCGCGGAACCGTGGTTAGCCTCGAGGAGCTGCTGCCGAACGTAAAAATCCGCGAGCCGATCGGCGTCGGCCTGATAACGCTGAACCCGAACGCGCCAGGGCCGACCCTGGTCATCGAGGTCGAGAACCCCAGGTTCATGCACCCGCTCCCGGTCAAGTTCGATTACCCGATCGTGCGGCTCCTGTCGTGCCCGTTCGAGATCATCGAGGAGGTGGTGTCGCAATGTGAGGCGGTGCCGATCGAACAGATGATGCTGTGGTGGAGCTACGCGATTTATGAGGGGCCCGAGGAATGAGTGAGGCCCTGGTTGACGATTTGCTGCGCCGTCTCGCGGATCTGCCCGAGGAGCAGATGGCCGAGGTGGACAAGTTCATCGCTGACCAGAGCCAGGGCAAGTTGTGGATCCCCAGTCCAGGCCCGCAGCTCGACGCGATCCGCTGCGAGGCCGATGTGCTGCTCTACGGTGGCGCCGGCGGTGCCGGCAAGTCGGATCTGATCCTGGGGCTCGCCTTTGAGTACCACCAGCGATCGCTGATCGTTCGCAAACACTACGTTGACCTGGCCGCGCTCACCGATCGGGCCAAAGAGATCAACGGCACCGACAAGGGTTTCAAGGGTTCGATCCCGCCCAGGCTGAGGACGCTCAACGGCAAGACGATCGAATTTGGCGGCCTGGCACAACCAGGCGATGAGGAGCACTGGCAGGGCCAGGCGCACGATCTCCTGGCGATTGACGAGGTGGTGCAGTTGCCCGAGCGCCAGGTGCGCTACCTGATGGGTTGGGTGCGCTCCGCGGATCCGAACCAAAGGTGCCGCACGGTGCTCGCCAGTAACCCGCCGATCTCGAGCGTGGGCGACTGGATCATCCCGATGTTCGCGCCCTGGCTGGATGAGCGTCATCCGAACCCGGCGATGCCGGGCGAGCTGCGTTGGGTGGTATCGGATGAGGAGGGCCACGACTTCTGGGTCGATGGTCCCGAGCCGGTCGAAATCGCCGGCCGGCTTCGGACGCCGATGTCCAGGACCTTCATTCCAGGTCGCATGGTCGATAACCCGTTCCTGCGCGACACCAATTACGCGGCCGTCCTGGACGGACTCCAGGAACCGCTGCGCTCCGCGCTGCGCGACGGCAATTTCATGGCCGCCCGCCAGGACGATCCGCAGCAGGTCATCCCGACCGACTGGATCAGGAAGGCCCAGGAGCGATGGGAGCCGCATCCTCCCCAGGGCGTTCCGCAGTGCGCGATCGGCGTCGATGCCGCGAGAATGCGCGACGAGACGGTGCTCGCCATTCGCTATGACGGCTGGTATGCGCCGCTTCTGGCCTGCAAGGGCGAGGAGACGCCGCACGGCCGCGACGTTGCCGCCCTGGTGGTGAAGCATCGCAAGCACGACTCGGTGGTCATCCTGGATTGCGGCGAGACGAACGGCGCCCAGGCATTCGCGCACCTCCAGGAGAACGGCGTCCAGGTGAAGTCGCACATTGGCATGGACAAGTCGGTGCGCTCGACCGAGGAGAAGAAGCTCAAGTTCTTCAACAAGCGATCCGAGGTTTACTGGCGATTCCGCGAGGCCCTGGATCCGAACCGCGAAGGCGGCAGCCCGATCATGCTGCCGGATGATCCGATGCTGGTCAGCGACCTGACCGCGCCGCACTGGGAGCTGACGCCCCAGGGCATCAAGATCACCCCGAAGAAGGAACTGGTGAAGGCGATCGGGCGCTCACCCGACCGCGGCGATGCCGTGGTCATGGCCTGGTCGGATGGGCCGAAAGCAATTACTCATGCGACGGATTGGAGATACCGTCCTGAGCAAATGGTTGGTACACTCGCGGAGCGCAAGAGGCGCCCCGCTATCAATATGGGGCCACGGAGGAGGCACTGAGATGTCTGGACTGAAGAACACCGTCAAGCGACTTGGCAATGCGTCTATGGGCAAGGGCTACAAGACGAACCGCGAAATTCGCCAGGAACGCGAGATGAAACGGCAGCAGGCCCTGGATAAGATCTACGAAGGCGCGGAAATGCCCGATGAGAAGGATCTCCGTCGCAAGGCCAGGCGCAAGGCCGCCGGCCAGCAAGGCTCCCGCGTCAGCACCGTGCTGACCGCCGATGAGGACAAACTTGGATGAAAGCCAAAGACCTGATTGAGCGCGGCTCCAAGCTGTTCAATCAGCGAAAGGCAATCACCAGCCTCTGGCAGGAAATCGCTGAGAACTTCTACCCGCAACGGGCCGACTTCACGCTCACTCGCTACATAGGCGAGGAGTTCGCTGAACACCTCTACACCTCCTACCCGCTCCTGGTTCACCGGGAACTGTCATCCAGCGTTGCCGCCATGCTGCGGCCGCGCAAGAAGGAATGGTTCATCATCTCGGTGGAGGAGCACGAGTCGCTCTCCAAGGGCGCGAAAGCCTGGCTCGAGTGGGCCACGACCCGAATGCGCATGGCGATGTACGATCGCAAGGCGCATTTCGTTCGCGCCACCACGGAAGGCGATGCCGACTTCACCGCCTTCGGCCAGTGCTGCATCTCGCGTGAGATCAACTGGGCGGCGACGACGCCGCACCTGTTGTATCGGTGCTGGCACCTGCGCGATGTTGCCTGGAACGAGATGGCCGATGGCTCCATTGGCGAAATTTACATCAAGTGGAAGCCGACGATCCGGCAGCTCCGGCAGCAGTTCGGTGACGACCGGCTCCACGCGACCATGCTCCAGAACGTCAACAAGCAGAGCGGCGACCTGGCCCAGGTTGACTGTATGCGCCTGGTGGTCAGCTCCGACATCTACCAGGGGCAGATGGGGCAGTTCGCCCAGGTCAGCAACAGTCCGTTCCAGCAGATAGGCAACATGGCCGCCTGGGTCATCGTTTACCTGGACGTCGCGAACAAGCACATCATCCATGAGCAGGGCGTTCCCTCTCATGGAATCACCCTGCCCCGTTGGCAGACCGTTTCCGGCAGCCAATACGCCTACTCTCCGGCGACGGTTGCCGGGCTTCCAGATGCTCGCCTGATCCAGTCTATGACCCTCACCCTGCTCGAGGCTGGCGAGGTTTCGGTTCGACCGCCGATGATTGCCACCCAGGATGCGATTCGCTCCGACATCCAGCTCTACGCGGGCGGCATCACCTGGGCAGACGTCGAATACGACGAGCGGAAGGGCGATGTCTTGCGTCCGATCAACCAGGATCGCCGCGGTCTGCCGATGGGCTATGACGTCCATGACCGCCAGCAGATGGCCCTGGCCGAGGCGTTCTACATCAACAAGCTCACCCTGCCACCTCCCCAGGGTGACATGACAGCCTTCGAGGTTGGCCAGCGCGTTGAGGAATACGTCAGAGCAGCACTGCCTCTATTTGAGCCGATGGAACATGAGTACAACGGCCAACTTTGTGAAGATACGTTCGACGCTCTCCTACGCGCTGGTCACTTCGGAGCTATCCGCGACATCCCGGCCGAACTCCAGGGCCGCGATGTTCACTTCAAGTTTGTCTCGCCGCTGCACGACGCGATCGAGCGCAAGAACGCCAGCGAGTTCCTGGAATCGGCCGATCTGATCGAGCGGGCGATGAGCCTGGATCCGAACGCCGTCATGGCCATGGACGTCAGCACCGCGCTGCGCTCGGCCCTGGAAGGCGTCGGCCTGGCCGAGAAGCATATCCGCTCGCCGCGTGAACTCCAGCGCCTGGTTGCCGAAAAGCAGCAGCAGGAGGACATGATGGCCGCGGCCGCCATGGGACAGCAGGCCGGCAAGGGCGCCAGGGATCTCGCCCAGGCGCAGAAAACCATGTCGGAAATACCTGGTGGAGGAGCTGATCTCATCTAATGGCACTCGTTGAGAAACGCTCCGACTTCAGGCCCCACAAGGATCCCCTGGAGAGGCCGGATTACACCGAAGCCGACATCCAGGCCATTCGGGCCCTGCATAGCGGGGAGGCAACCCCAAGTCAGCAATCCCGCGCCCTTGAATGGTTGATCCTGGCCTTTGGAACGCACGACACCTCGTTCCGGCCAGGGGATCCTTACCTCACTGCCTTCGCGGAAGGACGCCGCCACGCGGGCACGACGATCATCTACATGCTAAATTCGGCGCCAACCCGGACGGACCCGGATAGAATAGCAACCAGAAACCCGGAGCAACCTGATGAATGACAATGTTGACAACGCACTGAACACCGACGATTCCTGGAAGGAAGCCCTGGCGGGCGACGACGAAACCAGGATGGAGGCCCTGAACGGCTACTCGTCACCCGACGAGCTGTTCACCAGCCTGGCTGAGACTCAGAACTTCGACTGGCGAACTGCCGCCGCCGGCGACGACGCCAAGTTCAAGAGCCAGCTCGAGCGGTTCGACTCCCTGGGGTCATTCGCCAATTCATTCCGCGAGGCACAGCAGAAAATCAGCTCTGGCCAGCTCCAGGACAAGCTGCCGGCCGATGCGACCCCGGATCAGATCCAGGCCTACCGGCAGCAACACGGAATCCCCCTGGAAGCCAATGGCTACACCGAGAACCTGCCGGATGGCCTGGTCCTGGGTGACGAGGACAAGGAGATTTTCGGC